CGATCACGGTCGACAACGGCGGCACGTTTGCCACGCAGGTGGACGGCGCAGCCCTGACCGCGTTGCAGTTGATTGACAACCCGGTGCTCGTGGATGACGCGGCGTTCACCCCGGCGACGTCCTCGGTCATGATGGCCGGCTTCGAGGCCGACGAAGCCTCGATTGATTCGGTCGACGAAGGGGACGCGGGCGCGGCCCGCATGACGCTGGATCGCAAGGTGATCGTCCAGCCGCAGCCGCACACCGCGGGCGGTTTGAGCATCTTCCGTTCGCTGGATCTGGACGAAACAGAAGAGGACGTCAAGACTGCTGCCGGGCAGGTCTATACGCTGTGGTTTACGAACACGGCCACGAGCACGCGCTGGCTCAAGTTCTACAACGCGACTGCGGCGAACGTCACGGTTGGGAGCACCACGCCCGTGCTGACAATCGGTCTTCCCGGCAACAGCTCTGATGATATCTCCGGTGTCTTCTCGACCACGATGGGCCTCGCGTTTGATACCGCGATCTGCGTGGCCGCGACGACAGGGTTTGCCGACGCAGACACGGGCGCCCCGAGCGCCAACGACGTTATTGTGAACATCGGGTACAAGTGACGCGATGTCGCTGCTGCTGCTCTTCGCGGGAGCCACGAACGGTCAAGTCGTGGTGTCCTTCCCGACGATCGTCCGCGCGACGACGGATAAGTTGACGCCGACGAAGACGACGGATCGCCTCACGAGTCAGAAGACGATGTCGCTGTTGGAGGACTAATGGCTGAGGTCACAGAGATCGTGGAAGGGACCACGATGCGGATCTCGTTCCAGCTCAAAGAGGACGGAGACAACCTCGTGGGGACCGGGCTCACCGTCTCGGCGCTCGATATCGTCGGCAACGACGGGGTCGCCGTGGATACGACCTCGGACTTCGGCTGGATCACGGCGGCCTCCGGAACCGTCTACTACGATCCTGATTCGTCGGACTTCGTGGCCGAGAAGAGCCCTTACCGGATTCGGTATCAGCTCACCGACGGGAACGGGAAGGTCGCGTGGTGGCCGGATGGCAAAGCGGATGAGATCCGCGTGCGTGGGAGGTATGCGTGACGCTCGTGCTGCTCTTCTTGGTGCTGGTGGCCCTTGGCCTTGGCGCGTGGTCGTGGATGGAAGCGGATAGCCTTCGGGACGAACTCGACCGCGTGACACGGAGCGGAGACGCGAACCGACGGGCGGACATGCTGAGCGTCTCGGCTCGGTTGCAGGCCCTCGAAACGGATGAACACCTGAGTGATCGCGTGCAGGCGTTAGAGGACAGGCACACGAAGACCGATCCGTTCTATGAGGATCTGCTGTATGGACCGGCACGGCTAGGATCTCCGTTCGAGATGGCCAAGCCGGCGAAGTCACGGGCGAAGGCGAAGCCACGACGCCAGAAGGTGCGCTAGATGCTTCTCCTCTGGCTCGCCCTCACAGCCGTCGCCTTGGCCCTCTGGGTCGCCTGTGGGGCCATTGTCCGACTCCGGGCGGATCTAGAGACGTGCCGCACCAGAACCGCCGAGACGGCCGTCATGGCGGCTGAAGCGCACATCTTAGCGACGCAGGCGCACACGCTCACGGGGAGTGTCGCCCGCTACGTCATCGCCCCGTTGGGGAACAAACCGTCGTGACAGGCATGGAGCCAACGGCCAGAGCCGACGCCCTGCAAGTGCTCCACAACGAACTCCTGACGGTCAAGGAATACGCCCACGTCACCCGCCGGAATCCGGAATACGTGCGACAGCTCTGCCGACAGGGCAAGCTCCACACCGCTATCAGGGTCGGTGGCCAGTGGCGGATCCGATTCACGCCTAGTATTTCCTAGTCTACCAATCGGTTAATTAAGCTAGCACACTAAGCCTGTCGGTTCAGGGCGGAGCCCTACAACCACATGGCTGAGGCTTTTACTAAAGGCGGAAAACCCGGGCCGGGCCGCCCTAAAGGGTGCCTGAATAAGACCACGCAGGAAGCGCAGGCTTTCGCGCGTGGCATCGTCACGTCCCCGAAGTATCGCCAGACGCTCAAGGAGCAGGCCGAGGCGGGCACGCTCGCCCCCGCCCTCCAGCAGATGCTCTGGGCCTACTGGGCTGGCAAGCCCCCCGATAAGGTGGAACTCACTGGGGCCGATCAGGGGCCGCTCAATGTGATCTTCGGTGGGCGGTATCGATCGGATGCCGCGTGAGCTGGTCATTCGCTGGGGGCCGATTCCTGGAACCGCGCAAGAGCAGTTCTTCGACGACGACACCCCTGAAGGGACGCTGCTCTTTACTGGCGGATGGGCGAGCGGCAAAACCATGACGCTGGCCGCGAAGATGCTCAAGCTCTCGGCCATGAATGCTCCGCTGCCGGGGATCTGGTGTGTGCCGGATTACGGGCATATCCACGACACGATTCTCCCGACGTTGACCGATACCGATCCGGACACTGGGGAACCGTGGTTCCTGGGGCCGAGTCAGATGCACTACCACGAGACGCGCCATGTGCTGTCGTGGGAGGGCGGCGGCAACGTGCTGTTCGTGACGGCTGAGAACCCGCGCAGTATCGCCGGGCCGAACGTGGCGTTCTGTGGGACGGACGAACCCGGCAGCATCAAGCAAGAGGCGTGGCGCAACACGATTGCCCGTGTCAGACATCCGAGCGCGAAGCTCCGCCAGAAGGTGGCCGCCGGAACGCCGGAGGGCTTGAACTACTTAGCGGAACAGTTCGGGCCAGACATGGCCGAGGGATACCGCAAGTACGTGATGCCCACCAGGGACAACGTCGAACTCTTGAAGCACCACCCGGAGTATCTCGAACAGGTCAAGGCGAACGCGACAGAAGCCGAACTGGCCGCCTATCTCGACGGCAAGTTTGTGAACATGACCGGGGCGCTGGCGTATTCCGCGTTCACTGCGGAGCGGCAGATGCGTCCGATTGACCTTGACCCGACGCTGCCGCTGCGGATCTCGTTTGATTTTAACGTTGATCCGATGTCGGCGGTCGTGGGTCAGCAGCGGATGGGTCCGTATGGCCCTGAGTTTGCCGTCTATGAGGCGATTGCGATCATGGCCTCGACGGTCTTTGACGTCTGCGCGGAGGTCATCAAACGATACCCGCGGTGGACCCCTGGGGTGGTCGTGTATGGCGACGCCTCGGGGAAGTCTCGGACGCATCAGAGCTTGAAGAGCAATTACGACCACATCCGGAGTGCGCTGGGGCAGATTGGCCCTGTGACGCTGAAGGTGCCGACCGCGAATCCTCCGGTGGCGCTCCGGCTGAACTCGGTCAATCGGCTGTGCATGGACGCCCGCAACGTGACGCGGCTCTGGCTGAACGGCGATCCGCAGACGCCGCGTTCGAGTCCGTGCCGGGAACTCGTCAAGAGCTTGCAGCAGACGGTCAAGAAGTCCGGCACCGATGACGTGTGGAAGAAGCCCGGCGAGACGATCACGCACACAGGCGATGCGTTGGGCTACTGGCTAACGATGGAAGCCCCGGCCCAGACGATGCGGCCGTCGGTGGCCTCAATTACGGCCAAGCATGGCGATCCGTCGAAGCCGTCGCAGACGTTGCAGCTCTTGAAGTCTGAGAAGTCCAGGAAGCTGGCGGAGGCGCTCGGCCGTGGCGTTTAGTCTGCCCGCGAACGTCACGCTGAAGGCTCTCCTGGAGCAGAAGCATCCGGCCGTTGATGCGCATACCAAGGGCTGGGAAGTCTCCCTCGACGCGTATGACGGGGAGGGTGGGTTCCTCGACGGCAAGTATCTGAACCAGTTCCAGCGCGAGAACGCCGACGACATTCTCCGCAGGCGGGATCAGGCCAGGTACCACAACTATTGCCAAACGCTCGTCGATTACTACGTGCGCAAGGTGTTCTCGAAGGTCACGCGGGACACCACGAACGAACTGCTCAAGGCGTGGTGGGAGAACATCGACGGGGCCGGCACGGACGCGACCACGTTCATGCGGTCGTGTCTCGCCAAGGCGTTGGCCGCTGGGCATATCGGGATCCTGGCGGACAAGACGCAGAGCGTGCCGACTGGGCCGAGCGTGGCGGACGAACGCGCAGAGGTGTTCGTCACCCGCTATCTGCCCCAGGCCATTCTCGATTGGCGGCTGGCGAAGGACGCCAAGATTACCGCGGTGAAGCTCCACGAGGACGTCGAGAGCGACGATCTCCTGGCCGGCGGTTCAGAGGAACGTTTGCTCCTGTGGGACGTGGACGAATGGGTGCGCGTCACCGAGGCTGAAGGCGACGACCAGCAGATCGAGGTCGAGCGGCAGACGCACAACCTCGGGCTGGTGCCGTTCGTCGTGCTGAGGCCCTTCCCGAGTGCGCGCTGGACGCTGATTGGCAAAGCCCTGGTCGAACCGTCCGTGCTGAAGGCGCTCTACAACCGCGGGTCTGAGCAGGACGTGGTCCTGCGCGATCAGGCGTTCTCGGTGATGGTCGTGCAAATGAACGACCCAGAGGGCGACGTCGAAGAGGCGAAACGCCTTCTCGGGAATGAGATCGGGCCGACGCGGGCGCTGTTCGTGAAGGGCACGGCGACGTATGAGACGCCGAGCATGGAAGTCCCGGCGGTGCTTGAGGCGTCGCAGAACTACCTCGTGGCGTCACTCTACCGCATGGCGCATGTCCCCTTCGACGTGGGGAGCAAGGAATCGCAGACGGCCGAGGCGATTCGGTTGCAGCACGAAGCCCTCCAGGCGGTGCTCCTGAACGTGGCGGCGGAATGCCAGAGGGTGGAACTCGAACTCGCCAAGCTCTATTTCGCGTGGACGTCAGCGACTCCCGAAATGGCACAGCAGGCGTTTGAATCTGCGGACGTGCAGATTACCTACCCAGAGACGTTCTTCGAAGCCGATCCGCAGGTCGAGCTGGAGATGCTGTCCGCGGCCATGAATGCGGTTCCGGCGCCGACGTTCGAGAAGGAAATCCAGAAGCGGATCGTGGCCATGGCGGCGCCGAGTCTCGACGGCTCGACGCTCGACGCGATTCATGCGGAGATCGACGGCGGTCAGGCCGAAAAGACCGATCCCGTAGAGGCGATGGCGCTCCGTGGCGGGGCTGAGGCGCGGTTACAGGATGCGATGGCGGAAGAGAACGAGGTGGCCGCGTAATGGCGACTGCCAGAGAGTTGCAGCGTCAGGCCGTCCGTGAGGCCGCGATTCAGGATGCGGCCGTGGTGCGCTTCGACGCGGAACTCCGTCGCGTGTTCCGGCGACTGACGGCGCTCCTGTCCGAGGCGTTCGAGTCGTGGGATGCCGACGAGACTGGCCGGCTGAAGTCTACCGTGATCAACCTGACGCGGGTATTTGCGCTGAGACGGCAGGCGCGGCGGATGCTGAAGGACGCTGGCTTCGATGCGCTGGCGGATGAGGTGCTCGGTTCTACTCTTGAGGCGCTGTCTGCCACTGCGGTCAGGAATGCGAAGCAGTCCGTGACGATGGGGCCGAAACTCCAGCGTGTCATGGAGGCATGGCGGGATCTGCGGCTGGCGGATCTGTTGGGGCTGGCCGAGGACGTGGCGCGGTCGATCCAGCGCGTGGCCTTGGATGGGACGTTGGGGCTGCGAACTGCGGATCGACTGTCGCTTGACGTTGCGAAGATGTTGCAGCGGTCAGAGCGTCAGGCGCGGACGGTCGTGGATACCGCCGTCTCGACGTTCTCTCGGCAGATGGAAGCGGCGCAGAGCACGGGCAAGCCCGACGAGCTGTTCGTCTACGTCGGGCCTGTGGACACGCGCATGCGGGAGTTCTGCGGGGATTGGGTCGGCAAGGTCCGCACCCGCAAGGCGATTGACACGCTCGACAACGGTCAGATCCCGAACGTGTTTATGACGGCTGGTGGGTGGAACTGCCGACATTTGTGGAAGCGCGTCAGCCTTCTTGACGACGATCTGATCGCCATTGCCGGCACGGATGAGCGGGCGCCGGGGATTGCCGCTCAGGTCGAGCGCGTGGAGGCGGCGGCCTAATGGCTATTCAATCCAGTGTGTCCCACGCCCGCTCGCGAATGATGCGCTTGGCACTCCGTTCCAGCTTGGAAGACTCGTCTACGACCATGCCGCTGGTGGCGAACAGTTCCTCAACCTTGAGCCCTAGAGCCTTGGCGATCCGTTCTCGCCTTGGCTCTGTCGCGACCAATCGTCCAGAGAAAATCATTGATAACTCTGCTCTGTTGATGCCGATCGCCTTCGACATCTCGGCGACCGAATCGTACCCGGCGAGCGTGATGGCAAGCCTGACAGCCTTAGTCATGCCGACAGTGTATACGAACACGCTGTATGTCGCCAATGTGCGGAGGACGGCATGAAGGACGAGCCAGAAGTGCTCATCGGCGGCGCTGAAGGCCTACTCCAGAAGGCTATGGAAACGCCAGAGTTTAAGGCCGAATGGGAGGCCTCTCGACCAGAGCGAGAGGCTCTCAAGGCTGCTGCCGACAAGAAACGGGCCGACCGTATCTTTACTCGCTGGCGATCGTTGCTGGAGAGGCTGGCCGACTAATGCCAGTAACGGTCAAGGTCGCCCCGATCGGCTTCGACAAGTTCCTGCCCGTTGACGAAGCGGTCATGCGGGACGTCGGGGATCTCGCCATCCGCATGATCCGCACCCGCACCGAACAGGGCAAGGACAAGGACGGCGGCGCCTTCGTCGCCTATACGCCGAAGTATGCGGAGCTCAAGGCGAAGGAACTCGGCGCCGGCCCGGTGAACCTCACGGTGTCAGGTCGGATGTTGAACGACATGGAAGTCTCCGACACGGGGCCGAATCGGGCCTCGATCGGGTTCCGGTCGTCTGGCGGTCGAGCCACGGGGAAAACGTTCATTCAGCGCAGCCGGTCGGTTGGGGCTGAGGACAAGGCTCGCTGGCACGACAGAGACGGGGCCGGCAAGAGCCGGATTAAGCGCCCGTTCATGGGTTTGACTGACGCCGAGACGGCGAAGGTGCAGGACCGGGTCGAGAAGTATCTGGCCGAGCGGGTCGCCAGGTTCAAGTGATGGCGCAGGCTTCTAGGGCGAGGTACGCGGTTCGGGGTGGTGAGTGCCCGTCGTGTCGGTATTGGAAATCTGAAACGGAACAGGCGATCAGGCAACGGCAAGAAGTCAAGGCGCTTCTGGATGCGGTGAATTCGCCAGAAGGCATTGACGGTGAGTGGCGGCGCCGGGCGAAAGCTGCCGAAATGAGAGCCGCGCACGCTATCAATCAGGCTAACACCATCCGTCATCAAGTGGCCGAGTTGAGAGTCGAGATCGTGACGCACAGGGACGAAGTTGAGAAGGAGCGTTTGCTTCGCAAGTCAATCGCTCGTGAGCTGTGGGACGTGTGGTCTGGGCTCTCGGATGACGAGCCCGTGAAGGCGCAGTTGTGGGCCGTCTGGTCACAACTGGCATAGGAGCGGAGATGGCTGAAGAGACCGTGGTCGCGGCGACGAATGACGAGAGCAAGCCGGCTGTCGATCCGTCGAAGCAACTCGTATTCGAGCGCGATTCGGCTGCGGCTAAGGCGCTGAAGCTCGAAAAGGAACTCGCTGAACTTCGGAGGCAACTGCCATCGCCCGATCAGTTGACGAAGTGGCAAGAAGCCGAAGTCTTCGTCGCGAAGTCGCTCGAAGACAAGAAGCGAAAAGAGGGCGAGTTCGATTCATGGCGCGTGGATATCACCAAGAAGCACGAAGACGCGCTCAACGAAGAGCGCAAGCGAGCCGCTGACGTGGCCACTCGCCTGCATACCACGCTGAAGGATCACGCCTTTGCGAGTGCCTCTGACTGGTTCGGCGGCAGTGACGCCAAAACGATTTTGACGCCGGCCATTGCGTCGGCGTACTTCGGGAGATACGTGGCGGTGGAGGAGCATGACGGCGCGGAGCGCGTCGTGGTGCGAGATCCGAACGGCCACGCCATTCTCGACACGAAAACCGGCAAGCCGGCGGCCTTTGCTCAGGCCATCGGCGAGCTGATTGGGATGCTGCCCGATAGGGATAGCGTCCTCCGCGGAAGCGGGAAGACCGGCAGTGGAAGCTCCGGCGGGTCGCACGGCACACAGACACCAGACCTCGCGGAACTCACCAAGCGGGCCAGCAGGGGCGACAAGGACGCGATCACGGCACTGCGCCGTCAGCAGTCCAGCCTCGGCGGGATCACGTTTGGCGATGGCCGCATGGTGTCATAACCCCCAGGAGTAAGAACGGTCATGGCACAGGAAACGACGACTACCACAGTCACGGAAGTCATTGAGCGCAACGCCTACGCGGCGTCGGTGCTCTATTTCGCGGAGAAGCCCGGTCTGAGTTCGCGCGTGGCGCGGCAGGATCTCACCGGCCAGAAGACGCTCGTGGCCCGGTTCCCGATCTACGACAAGGTGAGCGCGCTCGCCATCTCGGAAGGCTCGGACTTCACCACGAACTCGCAGATCGATACCACGGGCTCGGTGGACGTCACCGTGTCCGAGCACGCGATCAAGTTCACGATCACGGACCTGGCAGACGACGCCACGGTGGACAACCTCGCCGAGGCGGCCTCGCAGGGTTCGATCTCGGGGCGCATGGCGGCTGAGGCGATGCAGCGCCGGCAGGACGCGGACATTGCGGCCCTGTTCGCGGGCTTCGATTCGTCCACCGGTTCGAACACGTCGGTGATCACCTCGACGCTCCTGATCACGGCGATCGGGCAGCTCGATATCGACAATATCCCCTCGGATCCGCGGCACACGGTGCTGCATCCGTTCCAGTGGCGCACGCTGATCCCGGCCTACGACGACGGCTCGGTCTACGGTGCGCAGGGCCAGCAGGTCGTGACCAACGGCGTCGTGTCGAGCAACTTCTACGGCACGCAGCTCTTCGTCACCTCGAACGTCGCCACCGCCACCGTGTCGTCTTCGACCGTGTGGGCCGGTGCGGTGTTCCACCCGTCGGCGGTGGCGCTGGCGGTCAAGGGGCCGATGCCGAAGATGGAAGTCGAGCGCGACGCCTCGCTGCGTGCGTTCGAGCTCGTCGGCACGGGTGTCTGGGGTGAGGCGGAGTACCGCGGCGGAGCAACCACGAGCGGTCGCGGCGGCGCTGGAGTTTACCTCTATAGTAATTCGACTACACCTTAACTCCCGTTCTGTTACAATGACTTACGGGTTGTATTACTCGTGAGGAGTTGTAATGGAGAAGTTCTGGTCGAGAGTCGAACGGAAGGACGAACAGGAATGCTGGCCGTGGTTGGGTTGGGTGCATCAGTCGGGATACGGGCACTTCAAGCACCAGGGCCAGTGTTTCAAGGCGCATCGCGTGGCGTATGCGCTCACGTATGGCGAGATTGAATGGACAACGGGCAGGCGCGGATCCCGTGGCCTGCTCGTTCTCCACAAGTGCGATAACCGGAGTTGCGTGAACCCGAACCATCTATTTCTCGGCACACAGCGGGACAACATGAACGACTGTGCCCGCAAGAACAGAATTGGCCGAGGCGAGACGAGTGGCAAGGTGAAGCTCACTGCGGCTGCGGTGGCTGAGGTCAAGGCCATGCAGGCGCAAGGGGTGATTGGTCGCCCCGGGCGCGGCTGGTCGAAGGAACTGCGCTCTGGCGAGACGATGAGCATGGCTCAGATAGGCGCCAGATACGGCGTCTCTGGGAAGACGATCGAAATGGTGCTCAGGCGCAGAGCGTGGGTCGGCGTCGGTGAGCCAGGAGAGATGGTGAGTTAAATGGCGAAACCTTCGTTCATGGTGGATGACAAGGCGCCGAAGGCTCCTGTGGCGGCTCCGCTGCTCAAGGGGTTCAAGGACGCCGAACTTCACCCGAACGCCGTGGAGGCGTTGAAGGTGATCAGTGAAGCGCGCGACGTGTTCGCGCACCGGATGCAGACCGTGGAAGCGCAGTATCTGTGCGTCCTCGACGGGCTGGGCAAGACGAACGCCGCACAGGCGGACGCTGTGCGCGCGCTCATGGGCTGAGACTCGGAGGAGTCATGCTGAAGTGCGTACCGTTTGTCGAAGGCTGGACCGGGGGCGAGACTCGGTTGGATCTGAAGGCCGTCTATGCGAGACGGAAACAGGACAACTGGGGCAACCCGATCCTCGATGCGGAGGGCAAGGAACAGTGGGACACCACCGGGCCGCTCCCGATGCGTCGGCATAATGCGTGGGCGAAGAAGGGGTGGAAGTACATCACCCTGGCCGACTATGACTCGCTGGAAGCGGTCAAGGACGCCCTCGGGCCGGATTGGATGTCGTATATCCAGGATCGGCGCACGCGCTCGCCCTTCAATGTGACGCTCTGGCAGCAGGGGCTCGCCAAGGAACAAGCCGACGAACTCGCGGATCTGAAGATCCTCGTCGAGAAGTTCGGCGAAGAGGCCGTCACGGAGATTCGCCAGAAGGACGATCCCAACTGGCGGATGCCCGCTGGCGTGGTCCCGGCGAAGCGTGGGCCTGGCCGTCCGCCGAAGGAACAGCCGGCGGCATGAATCTCGCCATTGGCCTGATCGTCTCGCACGGCTTCCCCGCGCCCACGAGGTTCTGGGGGAGCTACGAAGCGGTCAAGCTGCACGTGAGTGAGGGGCTGGCGAACGCGGCCCTCCCTGACGATCTGAAGATCTCCGGCGTGACGGTGCTGAAGAGCACGGCGTTCCCGATTGACGTCGCTCGGAATGCCGTGGTCAGGGATTTTCTCGACACGCGGAATGAGTGGCTGTTCTTCATGGACGCCGACATGACGTTTCCAGAGGACGTGATCCCTCGGCTGCTCAGTCGGCGCAAGTCGGTGATCTCCGGTCGGTATCACATGCGCAAGGAACCGTACCACGCGGTCGCCTACGTCAAGCATCGAGTGGTGGACGGGCCGAATACCTACGCGCCGATCCATTACGGGCGCGGGGTCATTGAGATTGAGCGCGGCGGGGCGGGGTGTCTGCTGATTCACCGTTCCGTGTTGGAGCACATTCGTACCCGGATCGGGGACAACTGGTTCCGGTACCAACGTGGGCCAGAAGCGCCGCACGATTTCACCGTCTCGGAGGACTTCTGGTTCTACCGCCAAGCGCGGGAATCTGGATTCCCATGTTTCCTCGATTGGGACTGTGAGTGCGAGCACTTGCAGGAGATGGGGATTAATCGGAGTTGGAACGAAGCGTACTTGGATGCCCAGGTGCGCGAGATGGCCGCCATGAGCCCGGAGGGGCGTGACGCCATTCTGTCGAGTTTAGTTGCGTGCGGGTTTCCGGACGGATACCGCCTGGCCAATGGGGCGACGGTGCCTCAGTACGAATACACAGCCGGTGAACGGTAGGAGACTCTCAACATGTTTGCAGATCGACTGCGTCAGACGCTCAATTTCTCTGAGACCCTGTCCGCCGATGCCACGCGGGCGATTGCCCGCGCCGACGGTGCGCTGCGCGTGACGGGCGTGGACGTGTTCAACGCCTCCGCGGTGGCGACCCACGCCGAACG